ATAGGTCAAGCACTAGGTAACAAATACGAAAGTCTCGGGCACGAAGTTTTGAGACTGAGTCGCCGAACAGGACACAACATACGTGTGATACCTAAAATTGCAGATCAAATTGAACCTTGTGATGTGTTTGTTAACAACGCACAAGCAGGATATGCACAAACCGAATTGTTGTTTGAAATGACAAAACGCTGGTCGGGCACTGGCAAACGTATCATGGTTATCAGCACCATGATGACTCAAGATCCTTTGAGTGTGTTGCTAGGACTTGATATGACAGCATATCGTGTGCAAAAAGTGGCACTTGAAGAAGCAGTAAAACAAATAAGATACCGCCGCCCAGGGGTTAAAATTACTATAGTTCGGCCAGGTGACATTGCTACTAGTGTTGATAAAAAAGTTCCGCCTTCAGCTGATGTAGATGTCTGGGCCGGAGTATTAGTAACCACACTAGAAATGGCGCAGGCCAACGGACTTGTTATACCAGAAATCTCTTTGGGACCAGCCTGGTAATGACACCTAAAGAAATGCTAACCAATCCGTACTTTTGTCCCATGCCTTGGACTGGCCTAATGTACAATTTCAACGGTGAAGTTAAAAACTGTATCCGCAGTGCTGGACCACTCGGCGATATCAAGCATCAGACAATTGATCAAATTTTAGTTGACAACAATCGACCTAGACAACAACAAATCATTGACCAACAGCCGGTGCCAACTTGTCATACTTGTTATGATTTAGAACGTGGTAAACGAGGATTTGACATTATCAGTGATAGAATTTTTTACATACGAGAATTTAAACAGACACCACTCGACACCTATCAAGTTAATAATTTTGATTTACAAACCATTGATGTTCGCTGGACTAACCTGTGCAATTTTGCCTGCGTGTATTGTGGACCCGAATTCAGCAGTAAGTGGGTCAACGAACTAAATTTCAAAATTGAAAAACCATCTGAACAACAACTCGGTGATTTTAAGGAATATATATTCAAAAATGCAAGGCAATTAAAACATGTATATCTAGCCGGCGGCGAACCATTGTTGATGCGAGAGAATATCGAATTGCTTCGAGAACTTAATCCAGACGTGAATCTCAGGATAAACACCAATCTTAGCAAGGTCGATACCGGGGTATTTGATGCTGTATGTGGTTTTAAAAATGTGCATTGGACTGTCAGTGTAGAAACTATTGAAGAAGAATTTGATTACATTCGTTTTGGCGGGAAGTGGTCAGACTTTTTGGATAACCTAACTACCATTAAAAAATTGGATCACAAGATAAGTTTCAACATGTTATGGTTTTTGTTAAACTATGACACAGTATTTGGTTGTGTAGATTACCTGAAAGAGTTAGGTTTCCACAACAACAGTTTTGTCATTGGAGCATTGTTGGGTCCAGAGTACCTAAATATTAGACATCTGCCACAAAATATGTTAAACTTGCTAAAGACTAAATTGGAATCTAAGATCAACGAGCAACCTGGATATCTTCTTGAAGACAGTTATCGAAATATGTTAAACTATATAGAACAACCATTTGAAAAAAACTTAACGTCAGCATTTAAAAAATTATCTGTGTTGGATCAACGGCGTGGAGTAGATAGCAGTAAGATTTTTACAGAATTATACAAACTTAAAGAAGGAAACTAACAATGGGAAAACCATTTGACGTAAGCAAGTTCCGCAAGGAAATTACAAAAAGCATTGATGGACTCAGTATTGGCTTCAATGATCCCACCGACTGGATCAGCACAGGCAACTTTGCACTCAACTACTTGATCTCGGGCGACTTCAACAAGGGTATTCCACTTGGCAAGGTCACGGTGTTTGCCGGAGACTCGGGTGCAGGTAAAAGTTATATCTGCTCAGGAAACATTGCCAAGCACGCACAACAACAGGGTATCTTTGTGGTGTTGATTGACAGTGAAAATGCTCTGGACGAGGACTGGCTCAAGGCTCTGGGAGTAGACACTTCGGAAAGCAAACTGCTCAAACTCAGCATGAGCATGATTGACGATGTGGCCAAAACCATCTCAACATTCATGGCCGACTACAAGGCTCTTCCCGATGGCGAGCGTCCCAAGGTCATGTTTATCATTGACAGCTTGGGCATGTTGCTGACACCAACAGATGTCAATCAGTTTGATGCTGGTGAGATGAAAGGCGACCTGGGTCGCAAGCCCAAGGCACTGACAGCCTTGGTTCGCAACTGTGTGAACATGTTTGGTAACTACAATGTAGGTCTTGTGTGTACCAATCATACCTATGCCAGCCAGGACATGTTTGATCCTGACGACAAGATTTCAGGTGGCCAGGGCTTTATCTATGCGTCAAGTATCGTGGTGGCCATGAAGAAGATGAAGCTCAAAGAAGACGAAGACGGCAACAAGATAAGTGAAGTCATGGGCATCCGTGCCGGTTGTAAAGTTATGAAAACACGCTATGCCAAGCCCTTTGAAGGTGTGCAGGTCAAGATTCCCTATGAAACAGGCATGAATCCTTATTCGGGTCTGACAGACTTGGCCGAAAAGAAAGGCCTGCTAAAGAAGGACGGCAATCGTTTGATGTTTGTCACAAGTGACGGTGAGATCATTAAGCAGTTCCGCAAGGCCTGGGAAAGCAACGATGAAGGTTGTTTAGACAAGGTCATGGCTGACTTTGCAAATCAGCGAGAAACGGTAAGTACTGAAGAAACAGCCACGGAGGAATAACGAATGTCAGTAGAACTAAGTCGAGAAATTTGGACAGAACTCAGGAGATACGTCAACACTGTGGATCGAGATGAAGCCGCAGAAACTCTAATCTCTGTGTTGATTGACAATGATGTGGCTGCAGACGAAATACGTGACACATTTAAAGGTGATGCAGAAGTACGGCGTGCCTTGACCCATTATCTCAAAGATCATGCCGACGAGGACGAAGATGATGATGAAGATTCCGATGATCACGAAGACACATATGATGACTACGAAGAGCGTTGATGATCAATATTATTGTTCACAAAAATTTTGGTGGATGTCAGTTGAACCCGAGAGACGTTCTGTAGCCTCTTGTTGTGCAGCGTCTACACAAAAAATAGATCTGGATTGGCTACGCAACAACCCTGGACAACTATTTAACAATCCAACTCTGCAACAAGAACGGCAACAGATGTTAAGAAACGAGCCACCATCTAGTTGCGAAGATACCTGTTGGAGCGCCGAACGTACCGGTTTACCAAGCCGTCGTACCAGCATGAAATCTAACATAAAAACACATGATGACATTGTTGCTTTTCCAACCACGTTGAATATAAACTTAGGCAGTGATTGCAACCTAACCTGTAGCTATTGTTGTAAACAATACAGCACAGCGTGGCTAAGAGATATAAACAGTCATGGTTCGTACCTCGATGACACACGTTTTCAATTAAACAACAATGATAGGATGGTATTACGGTTAGGTCAAAAAACAATCAAATCCAGTGACACATATAAATTTATTTTAAAAGAAATTCAGAATATCGAAACAGTCGCCAAGACTATAATTAGCGGCGGTGAACCTTTTCTTTATAATGATCTAGATCAACTGGTAAAAAATTTGTCGGGCCCAATAAACATATATACAGGCCTGGGGGTAGATCCTAAAAGATTTAAACGTGTGCTTGACACATTACCTAACACTGTAACATTTACAATCAGTGCAGAGAACACAGGAAAACTATACGAATTCAACAGATATGGTAATAGCTGGAACAACTTTCTACAAAATTTGGAACTTATAAAACAAAAATTTGATTATAGATTCGGTATGGTGTTGAGTAATTTGACAGTGCATGGTGTGTCTGAATTTAAACGAGATTTTGGAACCAGCAGAGATGTTGTTAATTTATGCACAGACCCTAACTACCTCAGTGCAAGCGTGCTGGATCCACAAAGCAAACAACTATATCTCGAAAGTATGCCTGAATTCAGTGACACAATCTCAATTGCTTATGATCCACAACAAAAACAAAAATTGAAACAATATGTAGATACCTTTGTCACACGTAGAAAACTAAATCTAAATATTTTCCCACAACATTTTGTAGAATGGATGAATCAATGACTAAAAAAGAAAAGACATCATCATATGTGGTATAGTCGTGTTGTGGCTGACATGGCGGCCATTCCTGATTTCATTGCCCATTTTGAACATGAGCTGGAAGATGCCCGCCGTGACGTACGTGTCACAGGTCTGGTAGAACGAAACATCAAAGAACTGCCGGGCATAACCGAACACAGATTCAATCAACTGCAGGAAATCGAAGCCATACTCAACCACTTAAACATACAGTTGAGGAAGATCCGACGTCGACATTTCCAAAAATATCTAGAGGGCTATGCCCGTGCTCTAACATCTAGAGATGCAGAAAAGTATGTGGATGGTGAAGACGAAGTCATAGATTTTGAAACCATCATCAACGAAGTTGCCCTGCTACGCAATCGTTGGCTGGGCATCATGAAAG